AAACTTACGAATACAAAGATGGCGAAAATACAGTTAGGTTAATTGGCGGAGTTTTGCCACGTTATATTTACTGGATTAAGGGCACTAATAACAAGGATATTCCTGTTGAGTGCTTGGCATTTAGCCGCGAAAAAGAGAAGTTTGACAACATGGAAAAAGATCATGTGCCTGACTTCTATCCTGAACTTAAGTGCAGCTGGAGTTATTCTATCAACTGTATCGATCCTAAAGACGGTAAAGTTAAGGCTCTCAATCTTAAAAAGAAATTGTTTGAGCAGATTCTTACCGCAGCAGAAGATTTAGGCGATCCTACGGATTATGATACTGGTTGGGACGTTGTATTCAAGCGTACCAAAACTGGCCCCCTAGCATTTAATGTTGAATATACGCTTCAAGTATTACGTTGCAAGCCTCGCGCACTTACAGCAGATGAAAAAGCAGCAGCAGATGCAGCTGTTTCAATTGACGAAAAATTCCCAAGACCCAAAGCTGAAGAAGTCTTAGCACTACTAGAAAAAGTAAATAGTGGCGGCGAAGATGAAGGTACAGAAAGCGAACAAGAAGCTGTTAAAGAACTAGGATAATGCAAAAGCCCAGTGATCTTGGTTACTGGGCTTTTTTGCCTAAAAAAGGTTATAAATGAAATTATTATTTACAGCAGACTTACATATAAAATTAGGGCAGAAAAATGTACCACAAGACTGGGCTAGAAACAGATATAACCTACTATGGCAACAATTAGCAACAGAGCAAACTAAAGCTGATGTATTTGTTATAGGCGGAGATGTTTTTGATAAATTGCCTAGCATGGAGGAGTTGGAAATATACTTTGACTTAATCAGCAGTTGTAATATTCCTACTATTATCTATAGCGGTAATCACGAAGCAGTTAAAAAATCTACTACATTTATGACTAATTTGGCTAAAGCCACTAATCGTATGAATCGTAAGGTTATAGTCATAGATGATTACTACAGTGACTATGGTGTTGAGTTTGTTCCCTACAACAAACTAAAGGATTTTGAGCAAAATAACCCTTGGCCAGAAGGTGGTAGTATACTGTGTACACATGTTCGTGGTAGTATACCGCCACATGTAACGCCAGAAGTAGATTTAAATATTTTTAGTGGCTGGGACGTTGTCTTAGCCGGAGATTTACATAGTTATGAAAATTGTCAGCTCAATATTCTCTATCCCGGTAGCCCTGTTACTACTAGCTTTCATCGTCAACCTGTTGACACGGGCGTTATCTTAATTGATACTGAAACACTCAAACATAGTTGGATAAAACTAGAGCTGCCACAACTTATACGTTTAACAGTGGGCGTAAATGACCCTAAACCGCCAACACCGTATCATCATACAATTTATCAAGTTGAGGGTGATATGCAAGAGTTGGGTGAACTAGAAGATAATGAACTAATTGATCGCAAAGTTATTAAGCGTAATACAGATGTACAATTAATGCTTGATGCAGAGATGTCACTGGTCGAGGAAGTTCGTGAGTATTTAACCTATGTGCTACAATTGGGCAGTGAAACAGTTGAACAAACAGTATTAGAACTACAAGCACACCTAGCAAAAATAGAGCAGGATGAATGATAACAATTAAAGAACTACGTTGGAGTAATCTTTTTAGTTATGGTGCTAATAACAAGATTAACTTTGTACATGCTCCACTTACACAGCTAGTAGGTAGAAATGGGCACGGTAAAAGTAGCATAGCACTTATCTTAGAAGAAGCACTATACAATAAAAACAGCAAAGGCATTAAAAAGGCCGACATACTAAATCGTCATGTTAAAGACAAAACTTATACAATTGAGCTAGACTTTAGTCGTGACGATAATGACTATACAGTAAAAACAGTTCGTGGCGCACAGCAAACTGTAAAATTGCTAAAAAATGGCAGAGATATTAGTGGTCACACAGCTACCACAACCTATAAAATGATTGAAGATATTATAGGTATAGATCATAAAAGTTTTGCACAGATTGTCTATCAAAGCAATGCTAATAGCTTAGAATTCTTAACTAGTGCAGACACGGCCCGTAAAAAGTTTTTAATAGAAATACTTAATTTGGGCAAGTATACTAGGGCTAGTGAAGTTTTTAAGGAATTGGGTACAGAACTTAAGCAGGAATTAAGTGGTATACAAGGTAAAATTACTACAATACAGGCTTGGCTAGACAAGTATGCAAATAGTAATCTTAGCTATAAACAGGAAGTGGCAGTGCCCATACTAGATCAACAACTAGAACCACAACTAGTAGAAGTACAGGCTCAAATTAGTAATATTGATAAGTTGAATAAGCAAATTAATCAAAATAATACCTATAAAAAACAACTAAATAATATACCACTGCTAGAGACTCCGCCTGCACCTGACGTAAAACGTATGCAAACTATGGAGTCAGAGTATACTAATCACCTGCGTACTGTACGTGATGGTGAAGCGTTTATACAAAAACTAAATAAGTTAAGCGGTGTTTGTCCTACTTGTTTTAGCCTAATAAATGAGGCTAAAGTTAATGAGTTAATTGTTGAACGAACCAGCGAAATTGAAGAAGCTAGAGCTAGTGGAGCAGTTTGTGCTGTAGTTATAGAAGATATAAAACGGCAAAAACAACAATATGAAACCAGCTTGGCTAAACAAGCAGAGTGGGAAAAGCTACACCTGTTAATAGACAAAAATCTACCACAGCAGGTGTTAGACAAAAACGACCTACAACGTGAATATGATCGCATCAATCAACTAATAACCAAAACTCGTGAAGAAATACAGCGTTGCGAGCAGCATAATAGTAATGCTAAAGCACACAATACTAAAGTAGATACTATTAAGCAGCAGTTGGGTGAAATGCGTAGTGAGCTTGAAGAACATACATTGCACCTTGATGCAATTAATCAACGCATTAATATTATTACTATACTAAATAAAACTTTTAGTACAACTGGACTAGTAGCCTACAAGATAGAGTGCTTAGTCAAGGACTTGGAAGAAATTACCAATCAATACTTAGTTGAGTTAAGTGATGGCAGATTTCAAATTAGTTTTAAGGTAAACAGTAGTGATAAATTAAACGTTGTTATCAGCGATAATGGCCGTGATATTGATATTAGTGCGCTTAGTGGTGGTGAAAAGGCCCGTGTAAATGTAGCTACACTATTAGCTATTAGAAAGCTAATGCAAACACTTAGCAGTAGCCGCATTAATTTATTAATCTTAGACGAAACTGTAGAAGCACTAGATGTAGACGGCAAAGAAAAGTTAGTAGAGGTGTTGCTAAAAGAAGAGCACTTAAACACTTTCTTAGTTAGCCACGGTTTTAGTCATCCACTGTTAGAGAAAGTAAATGTTATTAAACGTAGTAACATATCTCGCATTGAGGCATGAGATGAGCAAAAAGCACTATGAAAAAATTATGAGCAAGCGAGGCAAAAGTATACAGCGAGTAGTAGATAAGCTAGAGCAACTAGACCTTGACGATCAAAAACCTAAGTTATTGTATACAGATGAGTCGGGTAAAATTGACTGGGATAGGTTAGCTAAACACATACGTGAGGCTACTAGTGGTCGATAGTCGTCAAAAAGGTGCACGTACTGAAACACTGGCACGTGATATGCTTCGTAAACATACTAAGCTAAATTGGGAAAGGGTGCCTGGGTCGGGGGCACTTGACCCTAAACATCTGCTCAAGGGCGACTTATACGTACCTGGTCGTACGAATAGATTTTGCGTTGAAGTCAAGGGCTACGCTGACGATCATATTAACAGTGGATTATTAACGCACAAAGACCCACAGTTGCTAGAGTGGTGGAAACAAACACAGCGTCAAGCACTGCAAGTTGATAAACTACCACTATTAATCTTCAAATATGATCGCAGCAAACTATTTGTAGCAACCGTAGTATTTGATGATGACGCACTACTAGAAAAGCGTTGGCTGATGTACTGCAGCGATGATTACGAGTTTTATATATTTGTACTAGAAGATTGGCTGGCAATAAGCACAATTAAATTTGTAGATTGACAAATATTATCAACAGTGATATAATAATAGATTACACTCTAAAAATACCATGAAAACCTTTAAACAAATAGAACAGAATCAAAATGCACTGATGATAGTAGATGCGCTTAATCTTGCTTTCAGATACAAGCATAGTGGCGCTAGAAACTTTGCAGAGGACTACCTACGCACAGTACAAAGCCTTAGCAAAAGCTATAAAGCTCGTTGGACAATTATTGCTGCAGATCAGGGGTCAAGTAGCTATCGCAAAGAAATATACCCACTGTACAAGCAAAATCGCAAAGATAAGTATGAACAACAAACTGAGGCTGAACGAGCAGAGTTTGAACTATTCTTTGAAGATTTTACAGCTACACTAGAGCTACTCAGCGAGCACTATCCTGTATTACGCTATCAAGGTGTAGAAGCAGATGATATTGCTGCATATGTAGTCAGCAAAAAAGTTAAACTAGGCATACCAGAAATTTGGCTAATGAGCAGTGACAAAGACTGGGACTTACTAATACAACCAGGTGTAAGTCGCTTTAGCTATGTTACACGAAAAGAGACTACTTATGAAAACTGGAATGATCATTATAGTTTTGAACCCACAGATTATATTCATGTTAAGTGTCTTATGGGCGATAGTGGCGATAATGTGCCTGGTGTGCCTGGCGTTGGACCTAAACGTGCTCAGCAACTTGTTGAAGAGTATGGTACTACCTGGGATATTATTAATAGTATTCCTCTACCTGGTCGGTACAAATACATTCAAGCCATTAATCAGAGTCGTGAACAGCTTGAAACAAACTATAAACTCATGGATCTACAAACTTACTGCAAGGATGCACTAGGTACAGAAAATTGTAAAAATATTGATGAAATACTAGGACTAACATTAAAGTGAAATACAGTACGCAATTCTTAAATATTAATAGTAGCTACGATCATGGTCGCGATCTAGCTGTCAAGCAAGTTGTAGAGTGCAGAGTAGATAACGCAGCCTACTTACCCAAACGTGCTAACGCTACAGATGCAGGAGCAGATTTACGCAGTACTGAAAAGTGTGAACTCTACCCTGGCGAAACAAAACTCATAGATACTGGTGTAGCCATAAAAATTCCGCAGGGCTACGGAGGCTTTGTGTTTAATAGATCGGGACAAGGCTCAAAGGGAATTATGCTGCTTAACGGCGTAGGCGTTATTGACAGTGATTACCGTGGAAATATAAAAATTCCACTAAAAAATATTAGTGACAACAGATATACAATAGAGGTTGGCGATAGAATTGCACAGCTGGTTATTATGCCAGTTATCTTATGTGATTTCGTCGACAGCTGGAATGATACAGAACGAGGTACTGGAGGATTTGGCAGTACAGGAAAATAGGAGCAATTATGCAGGTAAGCACACGAGCACAAGTTATCACACGAAGAACCTATAATAGACCTACTAGTGATGACGGTAAACA